GAGAAAGACAAATGGGAGTCTTCGACGTATTCAATTCCGACCCGTTCAGCCTGGTGTCACTAACCGACGCCATCAACAAAGTTCCCTTCGTCCCCGGATATCTCGGCCAGCTCGGCATTTTCGAGGAAAAGGGTGTATCAACCACTTCTGTAATGATCGAGGAAAAAGACGGCATCCTCTACCTGGTTGAGAACCGCCCTCGCGGAACATCACCCCAGCAGAATCAAACCGGGAAGCGCAAGGCCAGATCCCTTGTCCTCACCCACCTGCCGACCGGCGACCGGGTCATGGCCGACGAGATCCAGGGTGTGCGGGAATTCGGCAGCAACGACCAGGCCAAGGCCATTCAGAACGTGGTCAACGGCAGGTTCGCCACCATGTCCAACAGCCTCGATGCCACCCTGGAGCATTTGCGAATCGGGGCCATCAAGGGGACCATCCTTGATTCGGACGGCAGCACAGTGATCTACAACCTGTTTACCGAGTTCGGCGTCTCTCAGGAGACGGAGGTTGACTTTGATCTCGACAACGCCAACCCGGCTTCCGGTATTGTGCGCAAAAAATGCGCCGGTATTATTCGCGCCATTGCCGTCAATCTCGGCGCCGTACCCTTCTCCGGCGTTGAAGCCCTCTGCGGCGACGCCTACTTCGATGACCTGATTGCCCATCCTGAAGTGCGCGCAACCTACCTCGGCCAACAGGAAGCGGCGGAATTGCGCGGCGGCTACGTTCAGGGCGGACAGGCATACGGTCGCGTTTCCTACGGCGGGATCAATTTCACAAACTATCGTGGACGGGTCGGTACTATCGACTATATCAACACCGACAAAGCTCACTTCTTCCCGACCGGTGTAACCGGCCTGTTCAAGACCTATTTCGGCCCGGCCAACTACATCGAGACGGTAAATACCTTAGGGCTTCCCAAGTACGCGAAAGTCTCCCCGGATATGCAGTTCCAGAAATGGGTCGACCTCGAAGCGCAATCAAACCCGCTCCCCATTTGCACCAGACCCAAGGTGCTCATGATCGGCAAGCGAACCTAGTATTGGGGCGGGCTTACCCCGCCCCAAACTTTTAACCGCACCTTCTGGAACTTGCCGGGGTTTTATGGATTTCACAACTGACATAGACATGCTGTTTGAAGAGTTTGCCGATGCAACCGCCACCATCGGCGCCGACTCAATCTCTGTCATATTCGACGCTCCCTACAAGGGCGTCAGCATTGAGACCAACGAGATCGAGGCCTACTCCCCGATGGCAACGGTTAAATCAACCGACGTGGCAGCCCTGTCCATAGCGCATGGTACCTCGATCATCATCAGCGGCACACCTGGCGGAGAATATGACGGGACCTACACCGTCATCGGCATCGAACCCGACGGCCAAGGAACAAAGAAACTCATACTCGAGAGTCAGTAGGCAGGGAGTAGAAACCAGTAACCAGGGAATAGGAGCCATTCATGTCCGAGCATATTCACCCGGAACCGTGCTCAGCGTATCACGCCAGTAATTGTGAATATGCCAATTCCGCCGCAGAGAAGGCAGTGAAAAAAACTTTCGCGATCCTCGGGGTGGATATCGAGCGCCCTGAGCAGGTGGCGGAGTTCCAGGACGCCCTCCGCTTCGGCAAAAAGCTGTTCAAGCTCGCCGATCACGGTGTGCTGGTTATGGTCGGAGCCCTGGCGCTCCTGTTCGTTGCCGCGGTGGTGGTCGGGATTAAAGTCAAGCTTATGGGGTCGTGATGGTCAAGTGTGAATTTTTAGAAGGCTGCCAAGTCTACCAAAATGCCGGAGAGGCAGCATGCCGCAGGCACTTTTGTAACGACACATGCCCGACACCGAAAGGAAAAAACAATGATAATCACGGCCCTGGGAGGATGGAACAATCTGGTGATTCTGCCGGATCCGGAACACAACCGACACATGCGGCGTGTCCGCCGAAGCCTCGGCGAAGGCGGTACCCCCAGTGAGGACACAAAACTTTCTGAAAGGATGATGCAAAATGCTGACAACACTCAAGAATGAATTAATCAGAATCTGGCCGCTCCTGGCAATCATTGCCCTCGCCCTCGTGATACTCGGCGATGTGGCTCAATTGGCGGTACAGCTTTACCGCCTATCGATGGTGGCGCTGGTCCTGATCGCTGCCCACTTGATCCGTAAGGCGCTGTTCCCGTATCTGGACCTGAAAACATTTACCGGTAAAGCCAAGGAAACAGCATCCGGAGCGGGCATGGTTGTTCTGGCGTTGTTCGCCCTGTTGGCAGTCATTGTTTGCGTGGCGGTGCTGTAGTGAAATATCTGCTCTTCGCCCTAGTGCTTATCGGCCTTCAGATATCGCCTGCAGCCTGCTTACCTGCCCAGGTGAACATCTTGGCCAGGGCGCAAAAACATTTGCCGACACTTTCCCAGATCACCGACCTCCACTGGCCCGACGCTCCGATGCGGGAAGTCATGGCCGGACAGATCGAGCAGGAGAGCAGGTGGAACACGAAAGCCGAACTGAAAACCTCAAGAGAGTACGGCATCGGCCTGTCGCAGATAACCGTCACGGAACGATTCAATAATTTTGAGGCAGCAAAAAGAATCTCCGCACTCAAAGACTGGCAATGGGAAGACCGTTTCAATCCGCGCTACCAGATGACCTACCTGGTCCTCACTGACCGGGCCAATATCAGGGCTGTAAGCAAAATGTTCCTGGATGATGCAAATCGCTGGGCAGGAGCATTAGTGGCCTACAATGCCGGCATGGGCACGGTGCTGCAACGCCGGGCAATTGAGCGAGCCACTACCGGCCAGAATAGCGGTCTCTGGTTCAGTGGTCTCGACAAATATCGCATGGCCTACGAAAAACGGCTGCTTTATGGACGTGACCTGGGCGAGCGCCGCAATGAGTATCCGCACCTGGTGATACGAGTCCGGGCGCCAAAATACCGGGGGATGTTGTGATAACCGACTTGTTTAAATCATTTTCGGGGGCGGTAGCTACGTACCTTATACAGATCCTGCTTGGCATCATTATCCTGCTGGCCATTTTCGCCGGTATCCAGACAGTCAGGCTTCGTTGGTCTAATAAAGACCTGCAGATAGCCCAAGTCAAAAACGACAACCTCTCTACCAAGATTGCCGCACAAAATAAAGCAATCCAGCGGTGGCAAGAAGAGGGAGAGATGGCACGGCTGCAAGCCGAGGCAGCTCAGCAGGCCGCCGCCAAGGTGAGAGCCGATAGTAACCGCCGAATTGCCAAGCTCCAGGCCGAACAGGTACCGACAGATTGCACCGAGGCGGCTCAATGGGCAGCAGGCAAAGCGGCTGAACTGACGAAGACATGGCGGGCAAGCTCTGCTCCTTGAACTGTGTCCGTGAAGGGCGAAGACTCTATGGAAAATTTCAAGTGCGACGTAAGGCTCAACAATGAGCGGATAAAGAAACTACAAAAGCTCAGAGAATGGAGCGGCCTGGGTAAGCAGGCGATCTTTAACACGCTAATAGATCAGGCGTATGACAACGCGGCACGGACAATGGGAGCTACAAAAAAATGAACAACACGGAAGGCGGTTCAATGTTCAAGGTTCAAAGTTGAGAACTTCGAGTAAACGATCTATTCCTTTGGTATTTTCGCTGGAATCAGATCTTTTATTCTTTCCCCGAAATTACCCAGGAATCGAAGACATACAGTCGCACCCGGGACGGATCGTGCTCCCCGAGCCTTCGCAGCGCCTCACGGTACGCCCATGCGGCGGTCTTCGCCTCCCCGGGCACGATGGCAACACCGCTGCGGTCGTTCTCCACGAACAACCCCTCCCGGACGGGATCAATCATCTCAGGGGAGGCAACCGGGCGGAGTTCACCCGGAAAGGTGATCAGCACCTGGGCCGCCATGGCAGCACCCCGGGTAATGCGCCCGGCCCGTGGATCCATGTGCAGCGCCTGACGAACGTTTGCATCGATCTCCCTGCCGAGATCGGCAGTTCGGGGACGGAAACCTCCGGAACAGGCAATCACACTCTTGCCGGAGAAAAACGTGACGAAGCAGGCCTGCTGGATATTTGCCGACCAGGAAGGAGTCGACACGGCAGGGCCGAGGCCGAGCCGGTAAAGAAAAACCCCTTTGGCATAC